AACAGCTAATAGGCAACCCACTAATCTTTCCATTCGGTTCTGGGGCATTGCTGAGGACAGGTGACGCAAACATGAACCAACCCTTTGAGGCATAGTCATAAATACGTTGTGCCAAATCCAGATCCCCATAGCAGTAGGCCACTGACGCACGAGCGAAAGCCTGCTGAGGAGACTCCTCATGTTCAAGCATATAGTAGTCACGCATGAGCGTGCTTGCTTGATCACTAAGGCGACTGTCTCTTTCATAATCAATCGTTATCCCAAGGTGTTGAGTCATCGAAATCATTCTCCAGTGTATCTTGTTTTTCTTCAATACGATCAGTGAACCGATCTACCAAGTCAGCAGAGGTAATCTCTAATGTTTCCATCACAGTTACCTCATCTAACTGCTTGAGTTTATCCTTAATTTCTTCAAGCGTGAACATCTATTTTACCATACTTCAATCAATTTGTCAAGGTAATGTTTGCACTTTTGCAAGTCTAACACACCGCCTTTGTCCTGAAAGCGAGCGATGTATTTGATTACATTGCCCATTAAGAATCCCTTGAATTGCTCCTCAGTCATCCACGCTTCCATTGCTTCCCAAGGCTGAATATCTTTGTTGGTGTAGTGTGCGCCACCTAGTTGATATTCATTCGCCATTGAATTTAGATCAGGCATACCTCTCCCTCAAGTAATTGATTGACACTGGCATCTCATCGAATGCTCCGTCTTTGACTTCGTGCAACATCCATATACCAGACCATGATCCGTTAGTCTGCGGTGTCAAGTAATCCTCATCATGTTGATAGAAGATACCTGCAAAGAGTCCGGTGATACGTCGCCCATCAGCGCGTCTTGCAAAGCTGATCTGCCGATCTTGAACGTGACCCATCACACAGCTCATGTGTTGCTTAGTCAACAGCGCATTGGAGCTACTCACTGGTCTTCCCATGACACCAGATACAAAGTAATGGCTATAACAAACGCCATCAATAACCACTGGTTGTAAGAATCCATGTACTTCCCACCCCATCTCTGTCAGGTTAAGATCACTGAACGACATCAACCCTTCTAGTTTAGGGTCTGCTTCAATCGCTCTCGCAATCCTGTTCTCATGGTTACCTAACGTGAATACAAGACGAGGCTTCCATAACTTTTCTTTGTTACGTCTGAGCCGCTTCTGTTCCTCCTTGATAGGCTCCAAGAATGTTTCCATCGCTTCGATGCCAGAGTTAATATCGTTGATGTAACGACGACCCTCAAATGATTTCTTACCTACGTCATACGTTGACAGACTAGGTAGATCAAAGTGGTCTCCGATGTGTATGATGACATCAGGTTTCTTCTCAACGGCATATTGTCCTGCCCAACGCAAGTGTTCAATCGGGTGTCCCGGCTTCACTTGAGTGTCAGGTATGACCATGTGCTTCATGCTAAGCCGCCTCTTCCTCTAGGTCTTGCAACTCAACAAAGTTAATGTCAAGCCATGCCGCGATACCTCTCAATGCTCTTTCCTGTTGCATTGTTAAGTCGTCGCTATCGACGAGCATACGATTGAGGTCTAAGTTAAACATAACGCGAGCATGTTCCCGTGAGTCAGGCTCAGTACCTTCAATATCAAAAGCAATGTTGCGTCCGTCTGCTCTAGCACCGGAAAAAACCAGTCCTACATCTTGTACTACTGATGTTGCAACTCTTAGTAGTGTGTGAATTTCATAACCTTTAGTCATTTTTGATTCCTCAATAGTTCAAAGAAATGCTCTGCATCCACTACGACGAGAGGCTTTCTTCTGTTTTCTTTAACAACGACAAGTGGCTGTGCATCACCTCGATTGTTGCACTGGTCAACAAAACGATAGACTCCAACTCTCGCAAGGCTTTTGCATTCGACATCATACGAGAAAGACTTGCGAGCCAGAGGGCTAAGTTGAACGTCAGAACCACTAACACCCATACTGGTTGATCGAACATCGTCACTCTCCAGATGCGGAAACGTCTGCAAGATCTGCTCCGCTGTCCACTGTTGTAGTTTCCTGCCCTTTGCTTTGGCACTCTGTGTCTTCATGCGGCGGTTCCCATAACTGATTAGGATAGCGTTGAAGGAACAGCAAGCGTCCGTTCTCTACTTCTCTTTCAACACTGCCTAACTTTTCAACGCAGATGTCAAACATTTCCTGTTCTGATTTGTCTTCCAATAATTTCCTTGCTTTGACAGGGCCAATGCCGTCAACACCAATGATGTTGTCGATCCTGTCTCCAACAAGAAACTGCATATAAAAGTTAAGCAACCCTTCCTCTGGTTTGATGTAGTATTTGTTCTTCTTCACAAAGTTGTAGTGCCATCCCTGCACTTGGTCAAAGTCTTTATCAAGAGAAACAATAATGGATTCGTCGCCTAGTGAGGTTGCCGCAATAGCGATCTCATCATCAGCTTCATTACCATCAGATACTACACCATTCCATGAGGCAACAAGGTAGTCCCGCAAGAGATTGATATGCACAGGCTTCTCTTTCTTACGGTTTCCCTTGTACTTCTCAGTGACGGCAACGTCATGACGGAAATTGGTTTTACCAGTGAGGTAAGTTGTCCACTCTCCGCAATCAAGATCATGCATCAACATATCTTCTAAGAATGATGCCATCGTTCTGATAGCAACATCCTCAGATTCTTCGTTGGTTGCAAAGCCTATGCGATAGCACAGGATGTCACCGTCAATCAGGGCAATCATAACGTATCTTCATCTACTAGATCAGATACATCCACACCCTCTGACTTGTACTCGTTCAGGTCTGTGACGACCATCTTCACGATGCCAAGAGAGATACCCTTCTGTCCTGTCGGAGACTTCCAACCATAAGGCTTAACCATGAGGTTAGCTTTAGAGCCGTTGCCTACTTTAACAGTAGCGGGAATCACTTCACCGTTCTTGTCGTAAGGCTTGATCTCGTACATCGAGGACTTACAAGTGACAAACGCATTGCGGTCATCTTGCTTGTTACGAATCTGTACACCTGTCTCTTCGATCTTTGCAATCTGATCGTCAGTTAGGTTAGACAAATCAACCTGAAACTTATTGCTAAGTTGGTTGCGCTCGTAGAGGAACGGCCAGTACAGTTCCACATTCTCTAACTTAAATACTTCACTCATTACTTTTCTCCTGTAAGGAAGTAACTATATTATAACACACTAAATTAATGTGTGTCAAACCATGTCTTACCGATTTTACTTTCGGCATCTACTGGGCATCGAAAGCCCAAGGTAATCCCTGCTTTACGGGCAGAGTCAACCATGATTGACGCAACTTCTTCGCCATAGCGTTCCGCTGTTTCAATCTGGATCTCATCGTGGACAAACGCAACTTGTTTAACAGGCAACTTTCGAGCCTTGAAGGTTTGGTGCGCTTCGATACACCATTGCTTTGCGATAATAGCACCGCAACCTTGTAGTAAAGTATTGAGGGCGGCGTGTTCAGACCTGACCAGTATTCTTCTACCGTCCAACCCCGGCACATATCCTTTGTTCGCCACTTTCTGTACTTTTTCCATGAGCTGTTTGAGCTTAGGGGTGTTCCGATAAAAGTTATCGAGAGTCCTCTTAGCTTGCCTTTGATTTGTATCCAATATCGTTGAGAGCTTTCCGATACCACACCCATATAACAGTGCGTAAACCATTGTCTTCGCAGTCGGCCTTGCGATACCTGCGGCATCAGCATTCTTCTGATGGATATCCCCATTCAGTAACTCCTCTGTCCAGTCTGGATCTTGCATATAATGAGCGAGGCATCGTAGCTCTATGCCACTAAGGTCTGTCCCAACTAAAACATTCCCGTCAGTTACCCCCCATAACGCCCTACATTCAGCTCCATACTCACTGTTGACACTAGGGATTTGTCCCATGTTTGGTTTCTGATGTGTCATACGTCCTGTTACAGCACCGTTAGTAATCACCCTACCGTGTACCCTACCGTCATCCTTGACGTTATCAATCCATGATTCAAGTAGACCCACACGCTTCTGTATCATCAGGTACTCAGCGATTAACTGAGCTTCAGGTAAGTCAATACCTTTCAGCGTACCTTCATCAACTATGATAGTACCTTTCTCAGTCGTCTTAGTAAACTTAACGCCACGTTCCTGAAGACGCTGTGCGATCTGTTGCCTTGACCCCACATTGAATACGGTAACTCCGTCCTTGAGACGCTTGCCTGTCTTCTCTGACCAACGCTCTTCCACAATCGGAGGAAATATACTTTGCAAGTGGTCAGTAATAAAAGCCATGCGATCCTTAAGCGTAGCCAACAAAGAGATAGCTTCTTGTTGATTGAGTTTAAACCCATTGTCTTCCTGCTTCTTCATGATGAATGCAATGTTATGCTCTAGGTCTACACTGCTACCGTAATTTTGTAGCTCTCGTGTCAACTTAGAGTAAAGCAAAGATGTTACATGAACGTCCTGCTTACAGTATGCGATCATCTCCTGTGTTAGACCACCGTCAAAGTCAGTGAAGTCGTCCTTGAAGTCACCGAGTCTTTCACCCCATGCACGCAGGCTATGCCCACCCTCCAACTGTGGATTCCATAGCCGTGACATGACCAGTGTGTCTCTTACTTTGCGTAGTGGGATTGTTACACCCCACACTCGTGACAGTACCGGCCCATCAAACCCAATGATGTTATGTCCAACAATGATGTCGTGTGAATTGATTAGTTGTTGTAAATCATTCGCATCTGTATACACATCACCGTTGCAGACACAGCACCATATCGTATCGTGTGCAAGGTTGGTCTCAATGTCGAGTACCAATACCTTCATTATGACCTCGTTCTAAAAAATCCGTCATATTGCGGATAGTCTTTCATAAACTTTTTAGCATAGAAAGACCGCCAGTTATGACTGAATTTAAATTTACTTCCTTTTTCTCGCACATCTGTTTCCCATCTAATACGTTCGATAACAGCTTGAGCAGAGTAGTTGCGGTTATACTGAGCCGCTTCCAAAGCAAACTTAACAAACATAGGATATATGTGCGGATTATCTTCTAAGTGTTTTTCAAAATCTTCTTGAGTAACCATTATAGTTCGTCCTCATCAAATGTTTCTTTCATACGGCCAGTCTCGTGGCTGTACAGTAGGTTACAAGCAGGTCCGGTGATACCGCAGAAGCGGTTCTTCAATACTCTGACGCGAGTCGTGTTCCGTTCCTTAATATCTTCAGCCTGTCCGTTACGTTCCAATCCTATCACCATGTCACTGAGCTGTGCAATAGATCCTGATCCACGTAACTGAGCCAGAGAAGTAGCCGCACCTTCTTCATGTCCCTTCGATTCAGGACGCTTGAGGTGTGACACAACAATCAGTGCAATGCCTGTCTCTTGCACAAGCATACGCAACTTGGTCATGATCTCGTCTATTGCTTTGCGCTCATCACCACTGGCTTGAGCAGACACCACGATACTAATATGATCGAGGAATACATAACTACACCCCAGTCCTTTGGCAAGATACCGTACTCGACTAATGATGTTATCAACACTGGTACTGCCAAAGTGATCGAACAGATATATACGGTCAGAGCCGAGGGTCTCCAAGAAAGCATCTTCTTTTTCTCCGATAGTTGCATCGCAGTCCGGTAGATGCAAAGGTTTGTTAGCCGCAAGCGACATGATGGACAGAGCAGTCTTTCGCACTGACTCCTCCAAGAACATCAGACCTAGGTTGTCCTCTGTCTTGTTCAGCACACTCCACACAATCTCTCGCACAAACTGAGACTTACCAAGTCCTGAACCTGCTGTGATTGTGACTAGCTCACCCTTACGTAACCCATAGGTCAACTTGTTCAGCCCTTCAAAAGGATACGAGCAGTCGGACGGTTCAATAGGGCGTAGCACTTCTTCCAGTAATGACGAACCGACAATGATGCCGTCAGGTACGTGTTGATCTGCTTGCCACCATAGCTCCCGGAATGTACCGTCTTGTTTGGTGCTGAGATAATCACAAGCATCCTTCATCTCTGCCTTGTGCTTGAACACCTTAGACTTGGAGCCAAACAACTCCGCCACTTGAGCTGATGCACGTTTACCTGCCTCGTCACCATCAAAACAAATCACGATAGTGTCAAATGAATCGAGCCACTCATACTGTGCTTGCACGTCCTTCAGTGCAGACGTAGCACCGTTGCGGATAGAGACAACAGGAAACTTTGAGCCTGTCATTTGGTATGCGGCCATTGCATCAAACTCGCCTTCAACGAGTGTCACAAACTTACCGCCTTTGCTGAACAAGTTTTGTCCAAACAATTGAGCTGACTTCCAATCACCGTTGATAAAGAAATCCTTGTCAGGTGTCCGAGTCTTTGTTGCGACTACCTTGCCTTGGACATCAGTGTATCCAAACTTGTAGTCTTTACCATCAAACAGACACTTGTATGTCCGCGCAGTCTCCGAGCTGATGCCTCGATCAAGGATCGTCCGGTATTGAGATGTGTCAAATAAACTGGACACACCTGCCTCTAATACTTTTGCTTGCACCTGAACCTCCGTATGGGTTGGTGTACTTTCTTGCGATGCAGTGAACGCTTCGCAATTAAAACAGAATGATGAGCCATCTTCGTTGTAAGACAGCGCATCACTGGAGCCACAATCATTGCATGGTTGGTGCGTCTTGACAAATGGCACGCTCATTCTCCTTGTATGTGTTTGCTAACAACAACAAAGCATACGCTTCTTTTGGATCATTGCAATAGTCAGCCATGCGGTGCAGGGTCTTCAACAATCCATGCTTGTAAATCACTTCGCATATTGACACAAACGCTTCATGCTCACGCATCTCTGTCAACGCCAGTTCAAACTCAACATTACTCTCAAACATAATCTTGTCCATAACTTAATCCTCTAAAGAGATAACTAAGTATAATAATAATTTATATGCTTAGTTAATAACTTAGTAAGCAGTTTAGCATGAATCATTATCAATGTCAATAACATCATGCACCGTCATCAGATCAGCCCTATCGAGAGACTTCACATCATCTCTGATTGTCCCATAACAATCGTTGCAAAGATCGAGGAAGTCCTCGTAAGTAGCTGATTTTCTTGTTGATTCAAAATCAGTTAAGACTTTGTTGCAGGCTTGACATCGCATTGTTTACCCCAAGGTTTTGTGATCATCCAATGACCACAGGGTATCACACCATGCCACTCTTTGTCAAACGAATTACGAGGGACATACCGTCCTCCTTCACGCCTCTCAAGATTGTACTGCTCCCGATGTCGGCTCGCAAACTGTCGTATTGAGTTCACACTTTTGTTGAGAGCCTTCGCTATCTCAGGTGCAGTGTATCCGTTGTGCCACATCGACACAAACGTCTTGATGTGTTCATCTGTGTATGTTCTTGCCCAACCTTGACTCATTTAGTAATCCCCTATGTCTGTGTCCCAGTCTTTCATGTCTACGTTCATATACTCCTCATGCACTGATCTCAGTAACACTTTCATGTCGATCAGGTTTCGGTACGTATCATCCAACCGTTCATCATCTAACAAATGCGTCTCGTCGAGTGCTTCAATCGCTTGATCAACGTGTAACGCGGCATGGCTTATCGCCCTCAATGTTTTATCAGTCATACATCGCCTCCGATATTGTGTTGTGTCCAATGATAGTTGCGGCAGTGTTGATACGCTCACGCATAAAGTCAAGCTGTTTATTCTTTTGTCTGATACGTTCGATTGCCATATAGATCATATCGTAGTTCGACCCTTCGCAAGCTGTCGCATAGACCTCCAACGCCTCAAATATTTCTTCGTCTGTAAAGTATTTCATCTCATTCTCCGTAGGTTGGTATAGCCCTGCTAACGAACGTCGCTCACAGGGCTTTACAATGCGTCTCAGGCTACTTTACGAGCTGAAACACATACTTGTTTTTGAGGGTTGGGTGACGGTACAGGCTGAAACGTCCTTTCAGATACGTTGACCCTGCCGCATTGAAACGGTTCTTGTCATCGCTTGAGATTACAAACCAGTGACCCTTCTTCATCTTCGCAAAGAAGTCTCCGTAGTGCGACACAGTAGGACTTGATGTTGTCCGACGTGGTGCAGGTGTTGACTTGATTACGATGTTTTCAAAATTTACTTTACACATTTTCACTTTCTCCAGTGTTTAAGTTTATTGCGATAACTCTGAGCATGGTTAAGACTACCAGACGAATCCATACCTCCGGCCTCAAACCATAATCAGCTACCCGCAGAGGCTATTAACCTCCCGATACGCATCGCTGTGTGGTTGCAACCAGTGACAACGTAGCGTGGTAGCCTTAAGCATACTCAGAGCTTCCACATACAAGGACGACGACACATCGTCCAAGTTTCGGCCAGTAGCTAGCTGGCCTCGTCAGTGTGGTATTAAAGTTCATTCTCACGGTACTCAACAAGTTTCTGCGTGGTGTACTTCAAAGACACCATCACTTGATCGAGCGTCTCTGACTCTGTGTCACCAGTGTCGTGCAGTATCGCCATTGCCTCGTTCAGTAAATCCAAAACCTCCCCTGTTTGTTTGTCGATCAACCTATTGACCCTGATTCGATTCTCATTCCTCATACTATACCTCATCATCAAGTCCAAACAACCAAGCCATGAACCCACCGAATCCCAAGACTAAGCAGAACCCGGCAATGCCTGCTATTGTGAAAAACAATCCTTCCATTAGTATGTCTCCCCTAGTAGTTCGTCCATCGCTTCCCTGATTTGGATCAGTGCATATTCGACAGCGTTGTTTGCGTTGTCAAGTGCTACGCTGTCATGCTCCTGCGTTTCAATCAGTGCGTCTCCTGCTTCGTTGAGGCTCTGACGAGCCTCTCTGAGTGCTGTTAGAATTTGTGCATTTGTCATAGCTGAATCTCCGCTAGTTCGTTCATCAATCGGTCTTGTTTGACCAATCCAACGTGTATTTTCTTGAACTCCTCGATAATGTCTCGCAGTTCGTGGATCTTCTCCGTCACCTCCTGCTGTGGTGCGTCACCGTTGGCGACGTCAACCCACGCAGTGGATAGGTTTTCTTCCAAGTCAATCAGGTCGCATAAAGCGTTTTCAAAGAAATTCATTTTAACTATGCTCCAACATTTCTTCATACTGTTCATCGATTAGGTCAAGGATTGTATCCGCGTCCCACTTTGTCCCGTCTGGTGTTTTAGCGGGTAAGTCTCGCAACATTTCATAAACTGCTTGAGTTTTTGTCATGTGCATATAAACAACCAGTTCTACTTTATTTAATAACAGGTTGTAAAAACCTTCATCATTATTCAACCACAATGCTGTGTTCCATTGCTCTTTTGATTCATATCCATTCATGGTTGCTTCCTCCAGTGTTAGCTTCCCAAGACTCCAGAGCGAGGGATACTCTGGAGTTTCGGCTGTTAGCTAGACAGCCTCATCAGTTGGGTTAGTTGTTCAATGGTAAGCCTGTTTTAGGATCAAGTCCAAGCCTTGCCGCTTTCTTGTGGCGTAGCTTACGGAATCCCTTTGGAGCTGTTGGTGAGATCACCACTGGCTCCTCAATCTTCTGCAAGTTGCGTGGATTCTTGATCTTCATGACTTTCAACACTCGGTGCTGTCGTCCTGCTGTCCAATCTTCCACTTTGCCGTCAACAATTGCCAACACATGGCCTCTAACTTTGACCATGTAATGACCCTTTGTCAGCTCTCTCGCCAGTGTTTTAACTGTCTTTGATCTGACTTCGATTTCTTCACCTTCAATGCCTAGTTTATCTAAGCGTTCAGTGTATCCAAGTCCATTCCCTGCCCAGTGATGACCTCGACCCCATTTCCGGCCAAGGCTTCTGAGATACCCGTGCGCTTCGTCGTAAGTGACTTGGCAAGCAACCGCTACCGCTTTAACAGTGCAGTCATTGTTTTCGCCTAGTCGATGCGATCTCACCGCACATTCATTGAATGTAATCATCATGTACTACCTCTCGGTTTCCTATGGTTTGTGGATTCAGTCAGTAACCCGTTGCTTCAGGCTACTGAGTCAACCCACAAGGGGTTGTGCGATTGTTCCATCCTTTGACTCATGCCCACACTATGAAACAGGGAGTGTGTTTTGAGTGTTCCTAAAGATCGTCTGAGCGTACTTGGTAACCGTCTGATGCCTAGCCATCTCTGATGACCTTTCCATCTCAACCGGAAGCCTTTGGTACTGACTCACAGCAATTGCCGCATGACGTACTAGATCGCAAACATTCAATTCTTAAAGATCACGTCGAGCCGCTAGGGACTCCGCCGCTGAGGGCTTCTCAACGACTTG